GCAAGGTGATATGCTTCACTGCCAGCACAAAGCTGAGTAGCACGCCCATTGCCGTTGCGCCAAATGAAAGCAATGGCTGCCAGTCAGCAAGAGAAGAAGCAATACCTGTAGCGGTTGAACTGACGCTGACAAACCAGGCTGTCTTCTCACTTCCGAATACGGTCTCTATTGCGTCGTTTGCGGTGTTTTCGGCACTCATCTATTTTCCTCAGGAAGAATGATAGAGCTACGCATATTGCGACTATTGACCATAAGAAGCCAGTGATGATCCTCATATATTCCATCACTGTCATCCTTTCGTATGATGATTAGTCGCAATATTTGTAACAATGTTATTAAATGGATTGGGTAGTTGTAAAGGAATACAGGTATTTCATTCCAGTAAAAAAACAGCCCTGCAACTTGCACTATCAAAGCAGCAACGTTCAGGGCCATTAAATCTTGGACGATACTGGCATCTTCCATTTTGTAAAATCCAAGCACAATCAAGAGATTGAAGCCAATACATACCCAATAATAAAGATCATTGTCAGGTGTGAATGTGATGGCGATAACTGAGAGCAATTCCATCATAACGATGAAAATTGCGCACAGTACTCTGGTTATACTTGGAACAAACATTTAACCGCCCGGGGGTGGTGGAGGTGGGGGCGGCTTAGTCGGGCCATTGCCACCAACGCCGCCGGGGCCATCATCTGGATTCAGCGGATCACCGCCGCCATCAAAAATATTAGTCATCATTTCCTCACTTCTTTTTCTTGCGGTCTTCGGGGTCAGGCTGCGGCTTTGGCTTACTAGGGCCATTACCGCCTACTGTCAAAATGAAAGCAGGCGTTTTCATGGCTGATCCTTGGTTTTTATTGAAACGCACCGATTCCGCTAGTAGTGTTCAGCGTAACTACTACGCCACCAGGCATTGTGAATTCACCATTTTTTGCTACTGGATCAATGCTTGTGTGCAGGATGCTATCGCGTGGGATTGCAACTGCATCAAAGCCAGCATCCACGCCGGAAACAATAGTGATCCATGCTGAGTTTTGACCATCAGCAGAAGTAATATAAGCAACATTACCACCGATTGCGCCGCTTGTTTTTACCCATGCGCCGGGAGCGTCAATAGTGGAGCCATCAAAAAACTTTACTTGAACGTCATTCGTTCCGGTGTAGCGTTGAATTTTAGAAACGTTTTTCAGCATTTCGATGCGCAGAGTGTTTGTGGAATTTTGGTACATGAATTGCTCCTTGAAATGATGGGCTAGAACATTCTAGACCTATCGACATTTTACAGCTTTACTGCTATTAAATCACTACTAAACTATTGAATTCAGTTGCTCTCTTAATAGCGCAATTGCATCGTCTTTCTCTTCCAGTTTTTTATATGCAATCTCGTCAGGATCACAGGCAGTCAAGAGTAATTCCCTGACTGCGCGGTCTGTTGTTTCAATGGCATCAATTTGCTTTTGAATGGCTGCGCGCTGGCGATCTTTTACACCATTTGCCCATGCCAATTCTTCGGCATCGCGTTGCGCTTCTTCTTCTGGTGTTAATGGCACATTGCCTTGTGCAGTTGCTTTGTATCGTGTCATATATCACCTATGTTTTAGAAATACCATACAAGCGGAACGTGCCACTTGCAATATTGCCAGATGAGAACAAGAAGCGAACGCCAGTTAGGGCGGAAGTAGCACTTGTATATGTACCTATGGCGTAAGATTTTTTAATGGTCGAGGAACCGCTACCCAGCATTGATGACCCTATAGTTTCAATTTTTTTCCGGCTTGCTGTGTCTGATGGCCGATTTATGTACATGATAAAATCTACACCACTAGTAGAAGCATTTGATACTTGATCTGCTATTTTTATAAAAGCTGTTGATGATCCAGCAAGCCCAGCATAAGTAGTTGCACCAGAATTTGACCCATCCAAATGCCATTCATAATTAGCAGTCTGATATGTGCCGCCTATTTTTAGCCTTACCTGTAAATCAGCCAAATCCGTTGCTGGCAATATCAAAGTGCCAGTTATTGCATACACGTCATACGTTGAATCAAACGTTGTTTCTACGTCAGCAGTTGCAGAAGCTGAAGGTGTGACGGTTGATAGATATACCCATGCGCCTGGTGATCCTTGCGCGCCTGTTGCGCCCTGGCTACCAGATACGGATAAGTTCCAATCAGCAAAAGTACCGCTTCCACCTATATCCGTTACGTTCGTGGTTAGCGTAGTACCGACATAGGATGTCACCGTACCATGCATGTAGTTAGCAAAATTCGCCGCAGATATAGCGCTGAAGAATTGCCCGGCTGCATATCCCTTGCTTGCTTGCGTCGTGAATACTTTTGCGCCTGTGCCAATGGCAAGGCTTGTTGTGCTGGTGGATGTCAGGGCTGAAGCATAGGATGCCGCCGTAGTAGCAGAATTAGCAGCAGCAGTTGCGCTTGCAGCCGCAGCAGAAGCACTACCAGCGGCATTCGTGGCATAGATAGAGCCGCCAATAGAATCCAGCAGGAACTTGCCGATTGTGTTGTTGTACGTGACTTGGTTAATGCCTGGGGCTGCAACGACATCGCCAGCCTGCAATGCAGAGCCGTCCGGCCTGACAATTGACTTGCCGTTTAAGGTAGATGCAGCAGTGTTAGTGTTGGCAGTCTGGAACCTGAAGCAAAGCCCGGTTGCATTGATTGATGAGATAGACGAATCAATGGTGATGGTGTAGGCATTGACTGCGCCACTATCGACAGCGAAGTTAGCCGAGCCAGACCACAACTGAATGCGGCTTGGCAAATACCCCATGGCTGTGGCGATAAGGTCTAGTTCAGTCCTGATCTTTGCCGATGAACCACGGCTATCAAGTATCGGCTCACCAGATGTGTGAAGGTAGTAGTCAGTTGACATTATCGTTCCAATCTACGGGCGGAATAAACATAAGTTACCCCTTGTAATGTATGTGATGAGTCTTGCGCCCTGCTGCTATAAAACAACAGGGAAATATTCTTTTCTGTTCCGTCAATTGTAGTTGATTCTGTCTTCACAATCTGCGCGTCCCAGGTGAAATTATCCCATTTGAATTTATCCCAATAGCCGCCACCGCCTTGCAATACTTTAGCCGGATAGGTAGCCGATGGCATAACCTTTGGGGTTCCGTAGCCAAGATCATAAGTGAAGCTGACCTGAGAATAATTGGTAGAACGCACTTCAAGCACGACACGGCGGAAGCGCTTCCTCAATTGTGGGGAGCCAATGTTGTTAAATGCCAGCCTTACCCATGACTCGATAACATCACCGTCAAAGCTTGTGCCGATATTGTCCATGTAGACATAGCCGTCATCCGAGCCAAAGCAGGTTTGCTCGACACCGCTTGAAAGCTTACCTGTCGCCATGCAGCGAACTACACGAGAGCCATAGTACAAGGGCATGATGCCGCTTATCTTGGCTCCTATGACACCAACGGCTAAGCCTGTGCCGTCACTAAAATACAGACGGTACTGGTTCTTTAATGAAAGTGTTGTTGATGCTGTTTCAAGGCCAAGCTTTTCAATCATCAGGTCTTGTATCAGGGCAGATAAAGCAGAGAATGAAAAGTCACCATAGGTCAGCGTTGTGATCATCTTCTGGATGCCCCGCGCAGTCAGGCCGAATGCATCGTTGCCTACTTGCTGCATGGTAAACTTGGCCGTGCCGAGATTTTCTATCGATGGTACAAGCTGGAAGTTTGCCGATGATGAGCCATACAGGATGAATGTTTTTTGCTTGCTGAATATCGCCAGAGAGGAGCCTGCATTATTACCTGTTTGCGGGATCATTCCTGACACGTTAGTGCCAAGGGCTATCTCATTCGCGCCCAAAACAACAGTCCATGAGTAGGGTGATGTGATTGAGCTTAGTTGAACACTGCCAAGGAATGACAGGATCAGGTAATTCTTCCATGCCGCAATATGTTCCGGCGTATCAGTCGCCATTCCTGTGCGGATTGGGATGTAATTTGTTCCGTCGAATTCAAAGGCCAGATTCACACCATCGCAACCATACATCTTTTCTGTTGCAGTTGATCCGGTGAAATTGTAATTGACGAATTCAACTATCCCATTTGTGCCGCCAGGTGCGCGGGTGATTGCGGTTGCGGCGCTAGTGGTCACGCCTTTCTTCGTTGCGCCAACATAGATATTGTCGCCATTAGCAAATGTCCCCAGAATAGGCGTGATGATAAGTGTTCCTAATGCGTCCGTTCCCCAAGTTCCTGATCTGGTCAGGACGGCGACTACTGTAGCGGTCTTGGTAGGGGCGGCTGCATCAGCAATCACGTTGCCTACTGCAATCGGTGTTGTGCCACCTGTTGTACTGGAGAATTGCACTTCAGTGCCAAAGGTAACTTTTACCCAGCCGGAAGACGTTGACTTGTACATGTCGCCAGCAGTGCCAGCGGCATTGTCCCTGAAAGCGTACCAGACATCCTTGTATAGCCAGACACCGCGAATCTTGCCGCTACCAGGCACGGTCAATATCTTGGAACGTTGATTGTTAGCTGATAGTAATCGATAGTCGGCATTAAGTGATTGTGTTGCTGCGGCATTTTGTTGGGCAGCAGTACATGTACCCTTTACAGCAGCAGCAACCGTAAAATTCTCTGAGACAAATGTCCCGGTCAAATCACCGACAACTAATTCTGTTGTGTTGTTTTTTAGTACCTTGGCAGTCGCACCGCTTGTTGCGCCAGTGATGGTGTCGCCTACAGCAACAGTAGCGCTCAGTGTTACCGGGATAAGCCAATAGCCTGTGGCAGTTGGTGAAGTCCGGCCGTCAAAGCGCTCATGCCCATCTATGCGACGATAGCCGCCAGATGTTTCAGGCTCATAGTTCTGTGCGTCAATACACCTACCTGGCGGCATCGTGATTGCCGGAGTCATGAGGTCAAGCCCACCTTCAAACTTCGTGTAGAAAGTCTGGTTAGGGACTGGAGTAAAGTTCTTGCTCATAGCATTGGTTCGCCAAGATTAAGGTCTGGCATTTGATCAACCTCAAGCCTGCCAAGGATTTTGTCAGATTCAGACTTGCCCTCTTGATAGACCTCACCAGCAGATTCACTTGCTGCATACCGCATCATTGCCCGGTACACGATAGCACGATGATATTCAACTGGCATGCCGGGTATATCGGTGCTGGCAACCAACTCAGTTGGGACTTTGAAATATTTCCCGTTAATCGTGTAGTCTGAGATGTTTGGAATCGGCCCCAGCAAAATATTCTTCTGCGGATCAATCGTATAAACTACTGGCCTTGCAGTGTTGTTGCGCATATTGCCAAACAGATACAAGTTGCGGAATTGTTCGTAAGGCCATTTCCACATCCATATCTCGTTGTTAAAACTTAATGAAGTCTGATAGACGCGGAATGTGTCCTCATCCCAATTGGCAAAGTCTGTCAACCCGGCAGCAGTAGCAGAATAGGAGCGAGTACCAGCAGTTACAGCAAAGCTGAAGTCGCCGCGCATATACTGCCACTTCCTGTGCGTCAACTGGATATCCATCCATGCGTCATTAATGAAGTTGCATAGCTTCCTGTACTCGCCTGTCTGGCCTGTGACCGTCAATAGATCATCGCCAGACACGCCGCACTTTTCTTTTAACGCATTGACAAGGGCCAGGTAGTTCATGGCTTATCTTTCAGCCACGATGTTTTTCAGCCATTCGTAATCAGACGCTTTGCCGTTGACCAGATTAAACGGATAGGCCATGCCGATCTTAGTCATGATGTGCGCTGTCTTGTCACCATTGGCAAGTACGCCTTCGCGTGTCGTCACGTTCATTGGCTTGGCGCGTGCCAGGGCTTCAGCAACATAGCGCTTGACTTTCAAGTCCATACCACGTGGCAAATAATTGCCCCATTGTGGATGCGACTGGAAACCGCCGACGCAAACATATACACGTGGCTCTGCATTTGGATCACTGGTTGTATTGATATTGATGGTCAACATTTCTTCGTTGAACTTCATCTTATCAGCCCAATCCTTTTGATCTTTGCCGATGTCACGCATAACTTCTACATCTGGCATGTCAGAGTACAGGAATGGTGTATCGGATAGCATCACGCCATCAGCACGTTGCGCCGTTTCCATTTCAGCCGTAGATTTATTTTTGCTGGGTACATGAATTGTGTCTTGATTTGCCATGATGAATCCTTATGAATGAGGGGCAGGGCGACCGAAGCCGCCCTTATTGATTACGCCTGAACGCGCCAGTTGCAAGTCTTGGAAGCCAAGACCAGCGCCAGGGTAGCATTTTGCAACACGCGGAAGCCGTTAGTCGTCAATGTGATACCACCATTGCCGCCTGTGACTTCCAGTGTGCGCGTGCCATTCGCTGAGGTTTT